AATTGGTTTGGTTCACGGAGAGAACGGCAGCTGGGACTTCTTCCTGATTAAGGACTGGGTCGTGCAGGAGTACGGTCTGTTTGATGAGAACTTATATCCGGCGTACTGCGAGGATATGGATTATGGAATGCGGTTTAAGCATCGAGATCTGAAGCGTCATATGTCCGTTGGCGTTCCGTATTACCACGGTGAAACTTGCGGGGATTATGCGGATGGGTCCCAGACCTGGCGCAGTGAACCTGAGTTAGCCCAAAAAATTCACGTTGCGCACGAGCTGAATAAAACGTATTTACATGCGAAATGGTCGCCAGCGTGGCAGGCCCATATCGATGGGGAAGTGTACTCAAATCCTTTTAATAACCCCAGCATCCCTCTGGACTTCACCACGTACGATCTGCATTTCGTGCGGCGGAAGAACTTAGGTTTTTAAATTAAACTGTTGAACCAGTATGGTGCTAGAGGGATGCCTTTTTATTCGTCTTATCCGACGCACGGTGCGCTTGTAAATACTCTAAAAGACCTTCTGGATTACCGGAATATAACGTCTTTTAAGCTGAGTAAGTTGTCTGATTTATCTCCGACGACTACACGTAAGATTTACAGCGATCAATATTACATACCTTCTCCGGATGTTCTGGAAAGGATTTGTTTAAGTTTAAATGTCCAACCTGGCGAGATCCTGAAGATTTCGCCTAAACTGGAGTCATCAGTAGCAATGGTGTTGGGTTCCGGTGTTCTCCCCTCAGGATTATGAATTAGCTGCTCGTCTTCTCGGGCTTCCGGTTCCCAAAACTCCGGCCGAGTGCGCAGCTGCTACTCCGATGACCGCCGCTGTTCTGCGGTCTTATTACAAAGCTCCCGCCCCGATGCCTGGGTTCGAGGGCGATGGGATTAATACCTCGGCTACTCGCTCGCTGAATCCTCAGCCTCGTGTCGCTCAACCCGAAGCACGGGATCAGCTGACCCACCGCCTTACTGCTGGGGTTGTGTCTTCTGAGGATGAAGGCGAACTCGAACGCCTTGTGGAAATCATCATTGGCGATCCTGAGATGCAGGATATGTTCCTGCAGTTCGTTTCTCAGATTATGCAACAGGGCGACGAGGGCGCTGAGTACCTCAGCCGTCAAGCTCCCGCTGAATATGACATGCCCAATTACGGCGGTCAGTATTCTCTTCTGAATGCTCCTTCTAGTTCCTCGATTCCTGCATCTGTTCGTTATCAGGAACTTGGCTGATGAACGTTGTACAGCAACGCTTAAGGGAAAACGATGTTCGGAGGACTGCTCCGGAGCTGTCGTCTGACGAATTTCTTCGTCTTTATTTAGCTTCTAATTTTCCACAGACTGCTGCATTTCCTTCTGCGGAACAACGCGAACGTGGAGTAACAATGCAGCCGGAAGATGATGCGATAAACTATAAACAGAAGACCCCTTCGGGCACTTCATTCGATCGACCGGATCGATACTGATGGCAAGGTATAGCTACGTTCCTGGGGGTCCCGGACAACCTTTAGTTCAAGTTCCTTCTTACGCTGCCGAAACTATGGTTGCTCCTGCGCTTGCTCCTGCTGCGGCTGCGGCTGCTGGTCGTACGGCCGCTGCTGGCGCCGGCAATGAATTTCTGGCAGGTTTGATTAATAATCTTATTGCAGGGGTTGCTATCGAAGGCGCTCAGAAAGTGCTTTTCAATCCCGCGGGCAGCGCTATGGGTCCTTCCACGCTGCAAACCGAGACAGCTTTAGGTCGGAGTAATTACTTTACATCTCCCGCTCAACAGCTTGAAGCTGAAAAGTATCTAGCTGGCGAACGGGTTAAACGAGCTCTGCTGGGTCTTATTCCCGGTATGGGAGATGTTCTTCCGCCCGTTCCTACGCGTGAAGAACTCGTTGGCGGTTTTGTAGACGGCCAATTTGTTGGCCAGGCTGCGCTTACAGAAGCTCAAGCTCAGAGTCTGACTGCTCGTGAGATTGAAAAAATTCGCGCGGAAAAAGAATATGATTATGCTGCTCGTTTAGCGGAAGCTCAAGCAAGTATTCAGCGTGAAAAAATTCGCGCACTGAGCGAGGCACAGGGTAAAGTCGAATCTCAGAAGGTTCAATCGTTGGGTGAAGTTCAGTCCCAACGGTTGCAATCTCAGTACAATGCGGCACAGAATTTACTAGATTCGGCCATTAAGAACATCGCATTCCGAGATAGGATTGAGTCAGCAGATACTCTGACCGAGTTAGCGAGGGCTGTGTAATGGCTGGGCTCCAGGATCTCACTCGGATGATCGGCTACACGAATCCCGTTACGGCGCCGATTGTTTTTGCCGGCGATTTGATGGGGATGTATATGGGAGATAAAAATAAGCAGAAAGAACAGCAAGCTGCTGCGGAAGCCTCCCGTGTGGGCGACGTCGTATCTATTTTGGGCGGCCGACCTTATCGGATTTACGCCGGTAGAGATTATGGTCCTCAATCTCTGGAGTCTTATTTAGCTCTTAATAAAGCCGATCCTAAGCGGTTCCCCGCCATTAAGGGTGCTCCCGCTACCCCGCCTCCGGCTGCTGCTGCACCTGCTGTAACTCCGCCTGCTGCCCCGAATTGGCAAACGGATGACAGCCCCTCGGGAACTTTACCTGATGCTACCGCTGGTTACCCGACTCCTAGGGATGTCAGGGAAGGTACTTTCTCTGAAGAAGCTCTGAAAGCTGGTAAAGAGCCCACGGTAGAAGCTGTTCTTGATCTTCTTCAGAAACGATTATCGCCTGAAGGGATTCGTGTTTCTACCGACGAGGCTATCCGTCAGTACGCAGCCACGTCTGCAATCAGTCAGGCTTTAGGTGCGGAGAAGTCTCGTGAACGCTATAAGCGTGAAGTTGAATTAGAACGGATCAAGCAGTGGACTGACTTAGCCAAGACCAAGATGCAAACAGATATCTTGGCTCAATCGTTGCTCGGCCAAGCGCTTCTTGTGTCTCAACAACCTAGCGCCGCTGTGGCGGATGTCCTTAGTAAAGGGGCATCTGCTGCGCAGCAGGCTCTTGGCGGTTTCCAACTGAGGGGTTGAGATGGCATTTCCTTTAGCTGGTATCGGTAGCGTTCTAGGCGGAATTGGTTCTGCGGCAGGCGGAATCGGCTCTCTTCTTGGTGCTTTTGGCGGCGGCGGTGGGCAGACGGACTACGCATCTTTATATGCACAGTTAGCTCCCGGACAGCTAGAGCTGACTACTCAGCAATATTTGCTGGGTGCCATGATGCAGCCCCGCATAACAGCTAGTAATGCGCTAACTCAGATTTACGGTCAGTCGGCATACGATCAATTCAAGAATTCTTTAACCAAAGATCAGACTGCCGCAGGGATGCTGGCGGGTATTGCTTCGCAGTACGCCAGCAGTGCTATCGGTTTGCAAGATCTTGCCGCTAAAGGTCGGCTAGCTGCGGAAACACTGGGCCTCGAAACTGCCGGTAATCTGGCTCAAACCTACGCAACAGCTGCGGCTAACTTAGCTAACACCACTCTCACGGGAGAAGCGCAGATGCTTCTTCCCACCGCCACCGCTGTGGCCAGTGCCGGTCAGACTGCGCAACAAGGTAAGAATCAGTTAGCCGCGAATATCGCATCGACTAACCTGAATATCCGTCAACAACAGGAACAAACTAGGAACCAAATGGCTTTACAGCGTGCTCAAGTCGAGGGTCAGTTGGCTCTCCGCCGCGACGCTCGCAGTGCTGCACTTGGTGCGCAGGCTGCGTTCGCATGATGAAAGCAGCCATTGGCGATTCCACGACCGTTGCTGGTTGGTTGGATTCTCTGGATAAATCCCAGAAAGACTCGTTCGTTTTTTACGCCAAGAACGCCACGAGCGATATCGAAGCGTACCTATACGCTCGCTTTTTAAAGCCGGGGTATACAGGGAGTATCTCTGATCTGACCGCGTGGATTCAGGAAAAGTATCCGAAAGAAGATCTTCGTAAGATCCTTTTGATGGAGATCGATAGTCTTCAGACTGACATCCAGAACGTAAGGAATATGACCCTTACCGGGATGTTGGATCACGCCACGGCGGCTACGAAAGTTTCCGCGCTTCAGAAAGAACTTCGCTCACACATTCAAGCTGTGCGTGCGATTTCGGATGGCTTAGATCGTCGCGGTCTTCTGCTAGCCGGTGCCGACCGTTGTCTGCGAGAGTTAATGCAGACTTTTGACGGTCAGCCCGGCATTCAGGCTCTTCTGGAAGATTCGTCGTTACTTGTGTGGACGACGCTGGAGCGTGAAGAAAAGTCTTAATTGACTTTTTCCATACGACGCATGATCTCTTCCAGGGGACACCGGAAGATTCCCATGAAGGCGTCGTTAACACCAAGCGAGAGAACAAGCTCGGTGTTTTCGATGTAACCGCCGAAGGGCAGAATAACCGCAGGTTGATCTGAGACAGGGTTTCCTCCCACATCCGTCCATGTGATTACATGGTCGCTCAGCGAACCGGTGAACAAAGGTTGCCTGTCGATATGAGTGACTTTTGTGAATTCGCGATCAACAATGTATGCACCTAAGTGATACATCAGATAAGGAGCACCGCTCTGCGACAATGTCATGTGCTTCCAGTGATACAGGATCAGATGACCGTATCCCAGATTTATCGGCGGTAACGAGTTGAAAGTCGGACTGCCGAAAGTTACCTCGTCTAAGACTTTCGTATCAACAATTATCTGCTCTTTTGTTTCCTGCTCGATAACCAAGGGTCGAGTGGAATATAAACAGCTGAGCTGATCCTGGCGGGGGAAGAAACACCAGTTTTTCTCTGCTTCGCCTTTAATTCGGTTTTTGCCGATAGGCGGAATAGCCGCTTGAACCGCTTCAAAATCTTCGTTAACCCAGCAAACCACGACCTTAGGGACGTGGAAGAATTTATTCGGGTTGCTGTCATAACGACTCGCGTACGTTGACGCCACGAATTGCACATACAGTCCGTTGTCCGGTCCGCAGAACAAACGTGGATCTTCATAACTCAGCCTGTGTTTTTTCGGACGCAGCTTCTTAGCGCCGATTACAGTTCTGTCGTCGGCTAATTCTCCGATGTAAATATCGGTCGGAGTGTCGTTCAGATAAAAATACTTCATGTCGTACCTGAATCCAAATGGTTCAGGCTGTGACCGCCACGCGATATACGTTTTGTCGTTGTACTTAAGGATGCTGGGACTGAAGTTGGCTACGTTGCGTTGGGGTAGTCCGCGCGTGATTCGGGTGAATGTGCCTTTCAAATGCTCAGCTTGCATGTGAACAGGCGGCACACCTTCTACTTCCTTACGAATCGGGAAAAGAACGTCGCTGTTGGCGTGGAAGAATCGATGTGTAATGTTCATTTGGCGGCCAGGAGATCTTGGATTGCGGCGGAGAAACCAGCAGAGACTGATTCCCAGCGGTATTCAGGGCGTTGAGTGACAGCGAAACACGCTGCAGCCACTTCGTCGTAGGTCTTTTTATCCGAGTACAGCTGATTCAGGCAACTGACTGCCGATTCCACGCTGACTAAACCGCGTTCCACCCCTAGATCTTTGTCGACAACCCACGTGGCGATGTCCATCAGCATGGCTGCTTCGTCCCAAATATCGACACAGGCCGTGTGAGCAGGGACAACTTGCGGTTTGCGGCAGCTTGCGTGTTCGAAACTCACCAAGCCCCAACCTTCTCCGTCTGCTGTATTGATCCCGACATCACATGCGTTGTAAATCACGTTAAGGAGATCGTCCGGCGGAGCCTGAATGTAGTTCATGGCTTCCGAAGTCAGCACCAAACGGTTGGTGCCATCGATTCCATACCGTTCACACTCGCGCCGGAACAGCGGAATGACGTCCCAGCCCATGTCCTTCGCACCCATATGTAGGTACAGCATGGTGTCGTCTTTATCTTTCGCGAATTTGACGAAACTTTGAATCGTCAGGTCGATTCGCTTGCGGGGCTGGTTCCGATTTCCGTTAAAAACGATGAATTTGTCCTTCGGCAGCCCCAGTTTTTCCCGAGCTTCGTCCTTGGGCATCGGGGTGAACTTGGATGTGTCCACGCCGTGGGGGAGAACGCCCAATCGTGCTGCACCGATACCGTGACTGAGGATTCGGTGAGCGCAATTAACGGTGAAAGTGATCGCCAGATCCCAATGCGGGATGTTCCGCAGCATATCGGGGTAGTAGCGCTCGCTATCGATGGGGAAATAGGCAATAAATTTAAATCCGTGAGTCGGCTTCATGAACTGGCAGCGTTCCCAGAACTGATTTACGACCCAGATGTCGTTTAAACAGATAATGACGTCTGGTTTGACCTGATCAATAACCTCAGGAATGCGAGGGATCCCGAAACGGTCCCCGCAGTGCATGGTTGCAGCGGGAAAAATGGCGTAGGGCTTGTCGTGGGGGTCCCCGGCGTAGTTAATGCCGAGCACGGTAACTTCATGCTCCTTACAGAGGTTCTCCAGCACACTATGTGTTACTCGTGCAAACCCTGTATTACTGCAAACGTCTCCGTACCAAAGAACTTTTGCCATTCGTGCGGTATCATTTCGGTACGGGTAATATAGCAACACTGTCAATTTATTGATATGCCTAGCCGGGAAACATTTGCTTATCGGCGCGGCGCACAGTTGCGTGCAGTGCGTGCGCAAGAGAACACATCCAACTCTATAGACACAATATATTCCAAGGCAGCCAATGACTTCCATACGTTCTGTACGCTTCTAGATAAGCCTCCCGCAAAACACATGCTGGAGTGGCACCAGCATCTGATTACGGGTGAGTCGAATAAGTACTTGTTGGATATCGCTGGCCCGAATCTCGATATTTTGAGCCCGCGAGGATCCGCTAAGTCCACGGTGCTCAACCTGTTCACCGCGTGGATTATCGGGCGACATACAACGGCACAGAGACCTCTGCAGATCATCTATGTGTCTTACAACATCGCGACTGCAATTCCTAAAAGTCGAATCATTCGACAGCTGATCGACTCCCCCGAGTTTCGAAAGATTTTCCCGAAGGTTCAGCTGAAGTCGGGCATGCAGTCCGATATCGGCTGGTCTATCGACTTTGATTATGCAGGCATTCCCCGTGTGGGCGATGAGGAATTCACGCTTCGTGCTGCGGGTCTGCGAGGCTCCATCACCTCAAAACGTGCGCACCTTGTGATCGTAGATGACCCTATTAAATCCAGTGCGGATATTAAGAACCCTGCTATTAGGGATGAGATGAACAATAACTGGTCTTCGGTTATCGCGCCGATTATTTTTGAAGGTGGGCGATCCATCTGTCTGGGAACCCGTTTCCATCCGCTAGATATTCACAAAACGATGTTCACCCCTTCGAAAGGGTGGAAACAGGTTACGCAGGAAGCTATTACGTACGGCAACACCGGGGAGCCTATTAGCTACTGGCCTGAGCAGTGGTCGGCGGAGTATCTGCTTCAGCAGAAAGAACTAGATCCCGTTGCATTTGCTTACCAGTACCAGCAACAACCGGTTATGACTTCCGATCTGGTCGTTTCGCCGGATCTGTTGGTTAAGGGAGAAGTCGTTACTGAGTTTGATTCGCTCGCCGTCGGAATTGACTTATCCGCCAGCAAAAATGAAACCAGCGACTACACAGCATTTGTGTTGGGTGGACGCCTTAAAGATAAATACTACATAATCGATGCGCATCAGTGCCGTTCTATTGGTAATTTAGAGAAGATAGACATGCTTTGTGACATGTTATTAGAATGGGGAATTTTAGTTGAGCACGATAACACTTATATGCCTACGTACTCGACGGTGACGTTAGTCGTTGAATCTGTGGCGTACCAGGCATCTCTCGCTGCAGACTTACGCAGAGTTTTAATTAACGAGCGGGATTTAAGCAACTTACATATTCACGAAGTTAAGGGCTTCCGAGGAGACAAGATCGCCCGCTTCCGTGGAACTTTAGGTTTGCTAGAAAACAAGAAAATCACGTTCAATAAGTACCGGAAGTTCGACGCTTTGTTCGATCAGCTGATCAACGTGGGAGCCACTGCCCACGACGACCTCCTGGACGCCTACACCTGGCTTGTGACTTATTTACAGAGACGCGGAGAGTTTTCGATTGAATACTGATTTTCGCCAGATGACAGACCTTAAAGTGCAACCGGTTCTCGGCTCAGCCGAGTTAGATATGCAAGGTAAAAAGATCTGGGTTGCTATAACGGCGCACAATCCCTTAAACCGTATCGATTGTTTGCTACGGGTTGTGCGAGCTTATTCTGATTTCCCTTGCGCTGTATCTGTTTGTGTCTATATCAATTATGAAGCTCAAGATGATCAGGAGACTTTAGAAGAAGTTTTGAAAACCGTCGACGGTGTGCAGACAGAAGTAAAAGTCGCATCTCCTGGTTACGAAGGTTGGTATTTGACGTGGGCTCATAAAACTGATTTAGCTTTAGCTGTTTTAAACAGGCAAGCTGATTACTATATTTATCAAGAGAATGATATGGTTTTAAGTCTTTCTAATTTTATTTACTGGATCCGCTGGCACCCCCGATTAAAGCGGTTGGGGCTTGAGCCAGGATTTGTCCGTTACGAAAATTTTGAGGGGCGTAAAATTCCCTTCGATAACCACTATCCCTATTCGTTGCTTCGTGAGACGCCTTCGATTTGGGGCTCTGTAGGTTTTACGGTTCCTAAAATTCTGGTGGTTGACCGCAGCATTAATTTCTTTGCGCAGCTCGCTAACCCGTATTACGGCGCAATGATTCTGGATCAAGAGGATGCCGGCACGTATATCCGGTCGGACAGTTACGACCCTGAGAAAAGTTACGCCCGAGTCGGAATCCGAAATTGGCCGATTGCTGATCGAAGTTCGATGGGTTTGGCTTTCGAAAATGCGCCTTCAACCTACGAACATCGACGGTGTGTTCCCGTTTATAAAGATGGCACTGTTTACAAACTGCATCCAGACGGTTTGATTTTACACGATGATACTAAGTACTCTGAGCAATTAAGTGAACTACACGAAACCCTTTTAGACTGTGATTGTCTACTAAAACTTTCCTAACGTGGCCAGCCGCGGCGCCGCAAATGTCAGCGTGGGTTACGTTATTGCGAAAGCTGTTTGTTTTCAGACAGTTTCAAGAGCAGACGCTTATAGACTGCGTACCTTCATTGAAGCTAACAATGGAACAATCTTCTGGTTCAATCCCGGTTGACTACGTAAACCACCCGCCTCATTATACGCAAGGTGATATTGAGTGTATTGATGCGATGCGAGCTGCGCTCGGTAGCGAGGGTTTTAAAGCATATTGTCGCGGTGCGTGCATTAAATATTTGTGGCGTACAGATCACAAAAATGGCGTTGAGGATCTTAGGAAATGCGCGTGGTATTTAGATAGACTGATCCAAGAATCGCTGCGGGTTTCCGCTGAGTAATTTTTTCGGATTTGTATGGACGTTAAAGCTTTTGGATCTGTTTACGGTCAAACCGCTGCTCTGCCTTATGCCAGCGGATTTGGTTGGGAACCCGCCGGGGGTCGGAAAAACTTCCCATCGTGTCGAGCTATTTTTATCGAGGCTAAGGCAAACGCTTCCAAAGATTATCTCTCCGTGGAGCTATCTGACGCTCCTGGGCAAGTTTCTACTGCAATAAACTTAGAGGGTAATACCCTGATTCCTATTTCTTGCACGGCTTTAGTTAGTGGTTCTGTTGAAGGCGTTTTTGTTCTCTACTGATGGCCGAAGTAGCTAAAAAAAGAGATCCCGAGAAGTGGGCTCGCGCTAAAGCAAAAGCCCGTAAAAAATTGGGCGGGCATAGTGCTCGAGCAATGCAGCTGGCGACTAAGTACTATAAAGATATGGGCGGTACTTACGAAGGTAAAAAATCTTCGAGCAACCGTCTTTCGCGGTGGTCTAAAGAAGACTGGCAAACCCGCGAAGAATACGAAAAGGATTCTAAGTAATGGCCTCGTACAGCTCCTCGGATCTTGCGAAACTCTTCTCTGGAGACGATGACAGTTTCCGCGACGATGTTTTAGACGAAGTTACTTCGGAAAAATTATTCGATGAGATCTATGCCGACGGTAGTGATAACAGCCGTTTGGCGTTACTTGCTCGTTTAATCGAACCCGAAAAGGATCGGCTTTTGGCTTTAGCGAGGACTTCGCAAGGAACTATTGCTCCGAGCTCTAGCCTCATTCGATACATGTAATGAGCGATTTAGCTAGAGAAAAAGGGAGGACCGAGCGGTATCTTCCACGTGCTGCGTGGGCAGCTTTATCTCCTTCTGAGAGGAGAGCGACCGATGAAGCTAAAAAGAAAGCTACTCGCGGCAAGCCTGTGAATACGCAGGTCCCTAATACAGCTAAGGCTCGGGAGGCGAGGCGTCGCGCATCCGAGTATATTAAACGTAAAGCCAAGTAACAACGATGCGTAATCCGTACACTCAAGCGGCTGACTTTTTTGGTCGAGCTTTTCAAGAGCAAGAGGGTGCTGCGGATTATCAGGAAGCAACTGACGCTTCATACGATTCTCAAGGCTTTGGGAATATTCGAACCAGCAATCCAACAATCGGATCTCTCCCTCCTTCGTTGTTTGGGAACGAAGAGACCGAGCAAGACGCAAATTCGTTTATGGAGGGCGTAAAAGACTCTTTGTTGGAAGAGGCTAAATCTCGTCGGCGTCCCACAGGTAATGGTATTGCTCGGCGTGCCTCTGGCGGCATCAACACCGCTGTTTAATGCTATTATGCTGGCAGCTTAAACGTTGTCATGCTTTTCGATTGTTTTTTGTATTTTGATGAGAAAGAGCTACTCGAGCTTCGTATTGAGTTGCTGAAAGATGTTGTCGATGGTTTCATAATTACTGACGCAAATCGGACTTTTAAGGGAGATCCAAAACCTTTTACGTGCGTCGACACTATTCGCGAACTTGGTCTTCCTGAGGATCGGATTCAAGTTCTGCATGTTGAGCTGCCTTCTCCGGAGGAGATCGGCAACCCGTGGGCTCGCGAATACGCGCAGCGCGATGCGCTGGGAGTAGGTATGCGGATGACCCCTTCGGATTCGGTGTTTTTCTTCAGCGATGTTGATGAGATTCCAAAACCGGAGAGCCTCTTGGAAGCCGTGGAGTTAGCTAAGGAGGATCCTTCCCGTTGCGTTCGACTTTCGATGCCGATGTTTTACGGTCGGGCGGATCTTCGCGTCATTAACCCTGAGGGCGATCCTAATCAGGCTCCGACTAATTGGACATGTGGCACTGTCGTGCTCCACGAGCATCTGGATCAAACGCTTTCTCAAATTCGCCGAAATCCAAATGACCTTGTGGTTGGTAACTGTGATGCTGGATGGCACTTTAGCTGGATGGGGGATCCTGCGCGAATGAAACGTAAAGTTACATCCTTCTCTCATTGTTATGATGTAATTCCTAATGCTGTAGCACCTGCGGACAGCCCGGAGATGTTGAGCCATTTGGATTCTTATAAAGCCCAAGCGGGGGGCACGGATCCGTTAGGTCGAACTGATCATGTTCTTATCGATTATCCCCACGAGCTTTTGCCCGAGAAACTTTTTAAATTAAAGAGAGTAAAGGAATACCTTCTCCCCTGATGTTTTCAAATTTCTTAGCCGTTGGTGCTCTTAACATCCCTCGGCAAAAGAAGGTTCCGATTAGTGCTGCTACTGGTTTAGTGGGGCGTCGCATGGCGTCGGCCCCTACCAAAAACACGGAATTTAAACGGACAGATCAACTAGGGGCGTATGCTTTGGGTTCTAGAGCGGCAGGATCTCGTTTTGTTGGATCCCGCAGCGTGGGAGCCCGTTTTGCAGGGAGTCGTAATTTAAGTGTTCTTAAGCAGGGGGTGTATTTACTAGGAGCCTGATTTTTACTTTCGGCAGTTTATACTGATTAAATGCAATCCAGTTTCTGGACAGATGGCCGCTCAGACTGACACAAACCAACAGATTCTGTCTAATGCGCTAGGCGGTCAGTTTGATTGGGCTTCTTTCTACCGAGCCAAAAAAGCTGGGTATTCCGACACGGATATCGTCAACGCGATGAAATCCGCTGGTAATTATGGTGTTCAGCTGTCAGGACAGGGGAAATATCTAACAGAAAACTATGACCGGATGGTTTCCAACTTTCCGATAAATGCGAGGTTACCTCAAAGCTTGCAAGGCACGCCACGTCTCTTGTGGACTCCTAACAGTTTGATTGCCCGCACTGGTCAAGGCGCTCGCACGGGTGCGGACTATATGAAGGGTTTTACCTTATCTCAAGGGACTCCTAATCTTCAGATTTATTTGAACGAAGAGGGTTGGAAGAAGGAGATTGACACGAATCCTGAGGTCAATTACCGGTATAACACAGGCGATTCATTGGATCCTGGGCGAGATATCGACAATCAATACGGCCGTTTAGCCGAAATGGATTTAGCGGGCCTCGGTGGCTCGGAAGAATATGGCCGATTAGCTCGAGAACGCGCAAAACTTTACAATTCAGGGAAATCTGATCTCTGGGGTAGTGCGTATCTTCACGAGACAAATCCTCGCGCTGCAGCCGTTCAAGGCGATGCTGAAGCTGCTAACCAATACTTCCTTGAAACCAATCCCGAGGTGGGCACCGGAAGAGGTGCTCGTCTGCTAGAGGAAGCCTTAGCCGGTAAAGTCTTTACTCCACTCGCCACTACCGGGACAGAACCAGGCACTACTGGAGGGATGACTTCGGGAGCTACCTACAAGAATATTGGCGGAGCACTTTCCGGTATCCGAAGCACTGGTCAACGATTAGGCGCAGAGGGCCTTCAGGCTTTATCGGAAAAAACCGGTAAAGGCACTGCGGAACTCGTTCGCGGTCTTCGTGCGCGTAATCTCAAAACTGGCGGAGAAAAAGGTGGTCTTTTGACCGCGGAAGCTCGGCAAATGTATCGAGAAGCTACGGGTAAGCAGCCGAAAGCTGTCGCTCCTGCTGCAGCTGAGAACAGGAAAGCGGCTAAGAGTAAAGCCGAACGAGTTATCGCTAAGCGTGGGCAGAAAAATCGCTGATATTTCTTTCTAAGGTTTAGTCCACTTTCAAGCGGCTAAAGTTTTTGGGGTAAAAGTCGGTAAAATTAAAGGCATGGGCACTCCATATTGCATGGTCTGCCTTCGAGCCGCCGAGTTTAAGGGGGCCCGCCTGAACGAAGCTCTCTATTTCGATAGAGTACGTATACTGCTGTAATTAACAGCACAGGAGATCTAGATGGCGGCTGACAGTTACGGAATCCGGCAACGTTTCACCGAAATTTTAGAAGCGTCGCGGACTCAAGACCGTTCTCGTCAGTCTGCCACGATGGTGGTTTTAGGTCATCTACAGCAAATGGTGCTGTTGATGATCAAAAAAGGTTTGTTTTTTTACTGTGAGCAGGATACCTATAGAGCTCGTACAGAGTTTTTACAAGATTTATTAGACCTGAATAAACTAGATATCCGTTTTCCAGCGATTATCCGAAATTTCTTGATCGATGGGTGCGGACTTTTTTATTTTCGTCCCGACCCCAAACTTAAATATCAGATTTACTTCTTCACGAAAGATCAATATCGGGTCTATCACGACGTTAATGGAAATATTGAGGAAGTTGTAATTATCTACAGCTATAAAGTTCGAAACTCCAATCTTGGACTTCCTGCCGATACGTATGGTCTGAACGAACGTTATGTTCGTATCTCGATCACAAATGATCGTATCGAAGAATTTGAAGCTAATAGTGAACTGAGCTTCGAATTAGAACCCGGTTTGGTTATGACGCCGAAAGGCAGCAAACCAAACACACTCGGCTTCATCCCCGCCGTGGAGGTTTTAAATAAACCCAACAGCAGCGGCACTGAAGGCGAAGGTGAGTTTGAGCCTTTCATGGAGCAGATTGTGCTTCATGATCAGATGATGCGTAATATTGCGAAGAATATTGAATTCTTCGGCAATCCGACGCTCATTAGTTCGCGTCCCCGCAGCGATCTGGTCGAAGCATCCGATGCGGATCGTACCTTCCGTCCGACCATTAGTAGTCAGAGTGGTTTTGCTGGACGGGATACTCCCTCAACTCGAGTTTCGGAACCTTTTGGTTCGAACTCCACGTTGGGTGGTTTGAAAGTTCCGCGCGTCATCGCGAACATCGAACCCAGCGACCGCGTGGGCTATATGACGCCCGATCCGGTTAACGGGGACATGAACCGTTATGCGCTCTTACTTCGTGAAGAAATTCGTACAGCTTTAGGCGGTGTTGACGAAATTTCGATTTCGGCAGGTGCGACCGCAACAGAAATTAAAGGTCTAATGGGTCGCGCTCAGGCGACGGCATTACGTAAGAACAAAAGTTTCTTGACTTACGGTTTTTGTCGTTTGCTGGAAATGATTCTTTTCCATCAGGAAAAGATTTTCCGCGAAAGTTTTATTGCCGTGAGCGGTCTTAAAGAACCTAAGCTTCCCACGGAAAACACTCCGGAAGCTCAAGAAAAGTATCAAACCGCTCTCGGTAAATTTGAAGTTAAGGTCGATACTTCTATTCGAGACGCTCTTGATAACAACAACGTTCCTCCGGGTGTGTACGGCCTCCCTCCGGATGGCGATCGAAAAGTTACGTATCGTTTCCAAGGGGATGTCTACGAAGATACTGCGTACGACATCAACCAGAAGTCAATTGTCGTCCGTAACTTGCAGGAACTTGGTGTGGATAGCGTTGAGGCCCTGAAATATCTCTTCCCGGATAAAACAGATTCCGAACGTAGTGAGATGTTGAAGGGTTTCCCCTTCCGAATGATTCAACAAACACAAGGCGCATTCCAGCAATTTTTAGTATTATTAAGTCAGATGTTGCAGACGCCACATCCACTTGCGCCGAATCAACCTTTAGCGGCTGATCCTCGGCTAAACCTGACCGGCCTGTTATACAGGACGTTCGATCACCTTGCGCAAGAACTGACTTACTCGGGCAGCTATGAGCCAGCAGATCCCAGCTTCGATCCCGAGCCCGGTCTCCCCGGCGGTAGCGGCCCAACCGGCAGCACCCTCGGCGGATATGGGCTCAACAGCCTACCCGCAGTGGGTAGCCAATACCCAGGGGGTACCTTCGGCAGTTATGCCCCAAGCGCCGTCGCCGGCGGCACCGGTTACGGCCCCTTCTACCAACAACCAGTACAGCCAGTCTCCGTCAGCCTCCTCCCCGTCCAACCCGTGGGAAGCAGCGATGGGGAGCCTGGAACGGGTGGTTTCGCGAATCTCCCCGTCCCCCAGCCAGGCACAACAGTATCCGCAGTACCAGATGGTGCCGCAGGATACTCAACAGTACAGTCAGAATTTACAGGCCCAACCCTGGCTGTACCAAGCGCCTACGGATCAGCAGATCTCGTACAGCAACGGGTTTACGACCCCAACTTCCTATCCGACTTCTACGGACGCACAAGCGGCCCAGCTAAGCGAGGAAACCGCCGCCGTAGTTAATCACTTCGGTATCGAGGCTCCCGCAATCCTCAACCAGTACTCCGTTACTCTCGAGGATGCGCTGATTCAGCAGAACGAAACTCTGGAAGCTCTCGGTCTTCGTGCCGGTGCCATGGAGCACATTCTGACTGATCCTGATCAGCTGGCTGACTACACCAATCGCTTCTTTACCGAAGTGTATCCGGTGGATGATGAGCCTGAGCGCAACCCCAGCGCTCAGTATCAGCCTCAATACGATCAGATGCCCGCTGTTCCCGCAGGTGCTACCGGCGGTGCCCGCGGCGTGGACCCTGAATCCCAGTGGCAGGGTTTCTCCAGCACAATGGAGCAAAGCCCCGAGCAAGCTTGGCGCTATCTGTCTCAGATGAGCCCCGATGCACTCCGTAGCAAACTGTTGTTCCTCGACAACGCCTGAGCTACCGTTCTGAACGGGGAATCCGGGAGAACCCTGCCGTAATTGGCAGGGTTTTTTATTGCTAAAATTTGTTATAGCTTTTGTAAATTACTTTGGCTCCCTTCAAATCGGAGGCTCAGCGCCGCAAATTCCACGCAATGGCCGAGCGCGGTGAAATTTCCAAGAAAAAAGTGGCAGAGTATGAAGAAAAAACGCATGGAGACCTTCCTGAGCGCGTAAAAAAGAAAGAAGTTCGCAAAGAAGCTAAGGTAAAGGCGGAGAAATTCCAGAAAAAACGCGAAAAAGAGGCTCGTGGCTAACCTGAACCGCCGCTCCAAAGGCAAAAGCAGTGCAGAAGACTCAATTGAGGCTTTAAAAGCTGAAATTGACGCCCTTAAATCGCTGTATCAACGCGATATGGGAAATATCAGCCTTGATATGCAGGCACTCAACCAGCAAATTCAAGCTTCGACTGTCGATTCCACGGATTCCGACGAACCGAGCGCCTGAATTTAGAAGATTTATAATCTAAATAGTAAGAGAGGTCGGTATGTATACGCCTTTGAGCAATTGGCGGTACGACACCGGCCTGCACCGGGTTGAAAGCGGGCCTAACCACGAAGGTTTCTTAGTTGTCAGCTCTGGCATCCGAGATTTAGGAGCTGATGACGGGATTATTACACCTGGAGCCCCTAACAGCGGTTTGTGGCACAACACTACGGCCTGGAGAGCTGTTCCTCCCGCTGCTGTATCAGGGTATTGGACTGATTATGAGGATGTTGACTACGCACCTAGCGGTGCTTTAAGTAGTTACGAAGGGTACCGCCCTTTAGGTGTTAGCACAATCGCTAATGCCAAAGTTTCAACGGCGTACGGCCCTCAATTTGGTCTGCGCACTACCGGACAGTCGACATATTTCAATGGTGTAGCTCCGGCGAATCAGTTCTACACGCCCTACAACACACCAGACGACAATACGGCGGCCCAAGGCATAACCGGCGGTGGGGTTACCCACGGTCGATACGAAGGAGGCATGCTCACAAACCCGGCAAACGATACTTCCGGGTCTCGTGCTTCCTGGGTATACAATCCGCCTGTGTACTGCAAAACTTACACAGAAACAATTCGGAGCGATGCTCCCGGATTAATGTCTACCTCTTTGCGATATATCTACCGCGGCCGGGCTCAGACTTACGTCTCTAATTACGGGTCTATTTACCACCAGCTGCCTGAGAGTGTGCGTAACATGGTGCGCACCTTTAGCGCTACGGTTAATTCCAGTAAT